TGGTGAGTGACGATACAGATTGGATAATTAACCACTTTAAGGCTGACTACAAGTACGGTGCCAAAAAAAAGGATCGTGCTTGGGGTAAAAAAAAGGCTGATGAAAGTTTGTTTTTATGTCCCAGTTGTGAAATGGTCTGGGAGTATGTGCGCTTGTCAAAAAAAGACAATTACTATGAAGATTTTCCAACATTAGGTAAACAAAGAAAGGAATGTAAAAAATGCAAAAACCAATGAGCCTTAATAAAAAGATAGTCAATTTTGTTAGGCAGCGTTTAAAGATGGGCCAAAAAAAATATGGTAAATCGATTACTGCTGTCGATCCTAGAGATTGGCTTTCTGAATCAACAGAGGAAATGCTAGATAGTGTTGTTTATCTAACAGCACAGCATTTTAGAATGTTACAATCCAGAGAATACTATGTCCAGAAAATGAAAAAGGTCACTGAAGTAGTTAAATGGATCTCTGAAAATTCTGATTGTATTGAATCAAAAAAGAAAGCGAAAGGATACTTGCAGCAGTTTGAAAATTATAAATGATGATGATGATTATTATGGAGATTATCCCTTTTTTAAAAAGAATATAATTAGATGGAATGATGCTTGTGATATTATGGGGATTAAACAATGTCTGTTTGTTTTACGTTTTGAATGTAAATGGAAAAAAGGATTAGATGCTTTGGACGAACAAAAGTGGAACCATTTATTTCGGATGCTTACAAAGAAGTACCATCAACTGGTTAAAAGGGGAAAGATAGATGCCAAGGTATGATTATAAATGCCCAGAGTGTCAAGATCTTCAGGAAATATCTAAACCTATGAATGCACCTACACCAGTTTGTACTCACTGTAATTGTGTGTTAACCCAAGTGTTTACCAAGGCACCACCAACACATTTTAAAGGCTCTGGATTCTATTCCACTGATTACAAAAATTCAAACTACGATACAATGACAATGTCCCAGAGGGATAGTCACGATTCACAACAAGCAGATAAACTAGATGAAAAATATGAAAAGGAAGAAAAAGCATTTAAGGAAAAAGTTAAGGACGATCTACGATGACCTAGACACTTTTGCATAAGGGCAGTGTTGCAAAATCGGATCATTTTCTTACACCTAGGAAGTCCAGTATCCCATACAAGCAAACGTACCGGCAATTCTGGACAAAAAAAAAGGCCCTATCGCTAGGGCCTTTTTTTATGCTTATTGAGATTCTCCTTTCTGTTTATGGTTACGAATTGCCTTTTTCAGTAAGTCTCCGACAAACTTCTGTAAAGTTTTACCGGAGATTGCTGCTAAAGATTTCAACTCCTTGAATTGGTTCGTACTCATCTCGGCTCGTAAAACGTGAACCATCGAATTGAACTTACCCCAAGAGTGGTTACTTGCATTTGATTCCTTGTCCATTCTCTATCTCCTATGCTCGTACCATTTCTGGTGCTATCTGGTTTAAGGTTTCTTCGACAAGTTTAGGATCTGCCGTAGCGTAGTGTTCCACCAAGGTATCCACGTTAGTGTGGCCAGTGAAAGCAATTGCATCTTGTGCAGACTTGAACTGATTGAATAACGTAGATGCAAACTGCCTACGAATATCGTACAGTATATGACCGGTCAATTTCTTGAAACGTCTATTACTGTCATCCCTCTGTGATTTTTTAGGATAGAGACCAAATACTGCATCTCCAAACTTCTTAATCTCAGAGTGATAACAAATAGCGAACTTAATCTTAGACTTTTTACGGCCTAGGTAGCCTTTCTCAAAGTCTTCCGGTGTTACCTTACTTGCATCAACTGGTGCCATTCCAGTGTAGGCCAATAATGTCCAGAACATTTTGTCCTTAACATTTTTGGTTGTGGCAATAGCATCCAGAATTTTATCCCAAGGACAAGGTGGTTTCTTTTCAGTTTTACTGGAAAGTTCCTTTGCCTTTTGTGACCATTCCCAAGGATTGTATTTCATAGCATAGGGTGGTTTCATAGAGTAGTTAAATAAACGTCTTAGAATGCTAACTGCTTTATGAACTGTAACCTCTGCTAATTTCAACTCATATAATTGCTTTTCAACAAATCTATTACAATGTGATTCATTGATATCAATTAATGGAGTATTCTCGCCTACCAAGTCAACAAACCTTTCTATAGTTTTGTATTCCCTTTGTTTGCTGGACTCAGCCTTGTTACTGGCATTGATTACGTTGCTACAATAATCATTAACCAGATGAAGTAAAGTAAACACTTCTTTGTTTACTTCCAGAAGACCTTTAGATATCATCCAATCTCTTTCGATGATGTCATCTGCACGTTTCTGGGCGATTGTTTTATTTTTGGTTTCAAGAGAGATTCTTGTCCTATTCTTACCAGTACCTTTGGTCATCCACCAGTAAGGAGACTTATCCCTCTTGTATAGAGTGAATTTGCTCATTCTATTATCCTTTCTTTTTGTTATGAAAATCTTGCCGAGACCAACTATCCAAATCTAGTTGGCAATGTGACCTATCTCGGCTTTAGTCTTTTTTATTCTCCTTTATGCATATTTCAGTTTAGTAAAGATGGCATATTGGATGATAGAATCAGCATCCCCGGCATCAATCATACCGGCATCAAAACTAAGAACAAGTTGGCCCTCAGAATCTCTGGCCATTGTTACACATCCACGATTAGGGTTTTTTTGTACCCATCGCAACATCCCCATACGAAATTTGTCGAGGTCTAGTTTATGGACTAATTCGCTACCCGGTGTCCATTCATTGTCACTGTCTTCTACGATTTCTATTATAGCGCCATTCCCAACATCGAAGTTGTTTTTGGTACCAGTTGCATCGGTTCCACATAGTACAGTTTCGCACCAGTAATTAATTCCACCCTCTATAGCAGTAATGATTATATCGTTAACTGTTTCTGGGAGTAATGTCACTGGAACATTTATGGTGTGGTTTGTCATTTTACTATCCTTTCTTTTTGTTATTGAAATTTTACCTCTCCCCTTATATACTGCCGGGGAGAGGATTTTCTTACAACATTTCGTCGCTTATTTTTTCCCAGTGGGCATCGGAACATAGGATTTTATTGTATCGAAAGTAATAAAACATACAATCGTAACCTTGTCGAGTCTCACCCATATACATATTTACGGTGTTACCCTTTTCCTTATTCCGGTACCTACCCATATAGTATTTTTTACGTCGTATTCTCATCCTATACCGTAGCCTTGACTTTTACATCGTCACTGTCACCGGGAAAACCTATTTTAACTTTCT